ATAACCATCCTCTAATTTATAAGGAAACAATATATTAGCTCCATTAAACTTAACAGAAAACCGGATATTCTTAAATCCTAAATCCGCCTTTTTCTCAATCTTGTGTAAATTCGTATAATGAGTCGCCACAATATGGAGGGAATTCTTCATTTTACCAATTGTATGACACATCCCGTTAGCCGCGGAATATCCTTCATTAAAATTAGTCGAAGTGAATATTTCGTCCAAAATAGAGAATGTAAATCCCTTAAACTTCTTGATAACATTAAAATAATCACGTATTTTATGGACCTCCGATTCGAACAGCGATTCATAACCTTGCGCATCCTGATTCCGGATTCCAGTCAAGAAATAAGCAAACGGCGTAAATTCCATCTTCTCCGAATTGCTTATCCCCACAGTTTGCGCTAAATAAATATTCAAGAAGACCGATTTAATAAATGTGGATTTTCCGGCGGCGTTTGGCCCAGTTAGTATATAATTCCGTGTCTTTTCATTAAAATCAATACTATTCTTTATGTTCTTCTCTCTCTGAATAGCGGGATGCCAGACTCCTTCTAATTTCAAAAGAGGAACAGACGAATCCAGAATGCGTGGGATATGGAAATAACTCTTCTCCCGAATCATTTTAGCAATCCCGAAATAGCAATCTATAAACGCAATATTATTCAACACTTTCAAAAAGTCCTGCTTGTTATCCATGAACTCATAAAAGTCTTTTAATATAACTCCCTTGTTCGATATCATAGAGTATGTCCCATTATAAATTCCGCCGTTCTCGATTCTCTTGAAACCGACTTCATCTTTCTCAATAACCCCATCAAAGTTCTCTTTTAAAGACGTGTTCATTCGCAATAGGCTTTTGATATTCTCCAATTTCCTCTGGAAAAAGTTAGCAATTCCTACTGTTATTTTAGATTCGCGATATGTATAATAAATATTCTGGAAATAGAAAAATACGCTCAGCGCTTTTGAGAACCACTTGATAACAGTTTTTAGAAACTCGTTCTTGATAAAAGGGATGGAAATCATGCTACTTTGTTCCCACATTATTTTAATGAATAGCTTGATAGGGATACTGATTCCCATAAACTTCATTAAAATAAAAGGAACAATTATATAAACGAGTGGGCTTATCGCACACATAATCGGGCTTATTATTATTTTATATGCGTTAGATACTGTTAAAAATGGCTCATAATTATTCAAAAATTTCAAATAGTAATTATTGAAATACATCATTGAGTAAATATAATCACTGTGCTCATTCTTCGATTTATAAAACCAGAGCGCATCATTTATTGAATCCTTAATCCCTTTTATTTCTTCATCTGTCTTTTCAGTGAATTTATTACAGACTGTTCTTATAAGGTCTTGCCTTTTTAGAATTATATCTTTATCGGAAGAGGGTGATTTTAATATTTTATCTGTGTAAATCATTCCAATATTTGTATTACATTTAGTGAGTTGATTATGAATATTATCTTTAAAAAGCTCTAATTCTTCAGTAATATGAGTTGTTGGAAATTCCTCTTTTTTTATTTGAATGAATAATTCATTGAATCGTTTAGGATATTGAGTCAATATTTCGCTCTCAATTTCAAGGTTATCCATATTTTCATTTTCGGTAAATCGGGAAACGTGGTCTTCTATACTGTAATTTTTCTTTTCTTGGAGAAGTGTTGTCATAACTATAAGACTATTTTGTTATATTTTATTTTACGAATATAATACAAGAATAAAAATATCTTATATAGTATATTATGCCAATCAATCTGTCTCCGAATACGTTTCATGCGGACCCCGAACTTGAATCTCGCTCTTGGTTCAATACTTATGGCGGATATATAATTAAGACAAATTTTGACCCATCCAATGGAAAATACAATACGATTTATCACGAGTATAATGTAGAAACTCCGAATATGCCATCACGATAAAAAAGTTAGAACTAAATTTCCCGTTTTAGAAAAAAAGTTTTTCTAAAAAAGTTTATGTATATATTATTTGTTATAATCATATTTATATTTTTTGTTAATTTTAATATAATTCACGAACCTTTCAAGCCAACACCGACACTTATTTCAAATGAAAGACAAACAAATAATCAAATACCTATTTTTATAAATCCAAGCAATGTCCCAAATGAATATGCTACACGCGAAGATGTTTTAGAAAATAAGAATGTTTCAGTTCAACCAAAAGATATGTATTATGATATTTTAGATACAAATTGTGTTTTTTCATATAATAGGCCACCGGAGTGTCTGATTGTGAAAGGAAATTATATTAATAAAATACCAAACAAAAATTGCGAAAAAGTATGCCCAGATTTATATAATAAAGAATATAATAATAAAGCTACAAAAGAGAACTTTACAAATTTTATAGATAATAATCGACAAAAATATTTTTGGTGTTATGAAAAATGTGGGTGTGTAAAGCATAAATATGACCCAACTGACCCAAGTAAGAACACGTGTGGCGACAATGGGATAAGTCAATATCCATTAGATGTCTATTTATCAGAGGCGGAATGTAATAAGAAGTCGAAGCCGTGCGAAGGTTTAGATGAAAAAACATGTAGAAATACATCGGGATGTGGTTATTGTCGGAATAATGTGGGACAGGGTCAATGTTTTAGTTCTACTACTGAGGGTCCGCTGAATGTTAAATTACCGTGTATTCCCGACCGGATGAAACCAGACAATTCATTTAGTTTAGGACACGCGAATCCATTTGAGGGGGTTTCCCAGTTTTTACCGGAGGCTATGATAAATGACATAAAAAAATAATAAAATATAATTTATGAAAAAACAATATACCGCCAAAATAGTATTACTGGTTTTCATATTAGGTGTATTACTTTTTATTAATTACAAATACAATAATATAATTATTCGGGCCTATAATCAATTTACGGGCCTATCAAAAACAATAGTTGTCTTTGTAAGTATTATCTCTTTTATTATTCCGGCTCTTTACATTGATATACCTTTCTTTCAAAAGAAGGAAATTCCGAGTTTTAGAATGAATCGGCCCCCGCAACTGATTAAAAAGCACACGACCACTAAGTCAATTAGGAATGTTCCGGAGTCAGTCAAGAAGTATGTCGCCGCGAATCAGTATTGGAAATGTAAGAGTTGCAAAAATTTGCTGGATGAAACTTATGAAATAGACCATGTTCTCGCGCTTGAAGATGGAGGAACGAATGATTTAGAGAATTTACAGGCGCTATGTAGGAACTGTCATGGAAAGAAAACGGCAAGAAATAATATAATGAAGAGGTTTGTAAAATGAAAGAAAAATATATTTTATATAATTAATGAACGATAATAATTATTCTTTTGGATTTAATCAGTTTTATCCAAATCAAGGAAATAATGGATATGGTAATGGAAATGGAAATGGAGGTATTATAAATAGAATTGGTCATGGTTTTGGATATATTTACAATAATAGGTGGTATTTGATGTTTATTATGCTTACAATCCCGATTCTTACATTTACGATTATAGCATTTTCAAGAAAAGGAATTCAGAGTGAATTGGGTTGGACGTGTTTACTCCTTTTGCTAACAATCTGTATTTTTTATTATGCCTATGTTATTCGCAATGTTCCGCCGAATCAATTTATATTATTACTACTTTTGATTATTGTCGAAGTTGGCTTTATTATCTATTTCCTAACAAAATTCAATCTTAAATTGAATCAAAAAGATTACGTTAATTTCTATAATGATACATCATTTGGATTACGTATAGGGACACCTTTAACTATCCCATTCGCATCGAATAGTCAGTATTTAAATGAATTAACTGATGGAACAATGTATTCTTTCGCAATTAAGGAGGATTTGTCAAATGAATTAGGTCTTGAAGCGACATATAGTTTTTGGATGGGTGTATGTCCCGACAATTTTATGAATACAAATAAGAAATGGAAAACGGTTTGGTTTCGCGGAGATGACACGGATAAAACTTTATATAAAAATAAAAGCCCAGGTGTATATTTAGAGCCAACTTCTAATAATCTAATTATTACATTTGCTTGTGAGAATGGCCCAGATGAAGGAAACGCAATTATTATAGATGACATTCCATTAAGCGAGTTATTCTGTATTACAATTGTGGTAAATGGGCGCTCATTAGAAGTTTATAAGAATGGATTACTTGAAAAATCAATCAGTTTAACTGGAAATCCAATTATGAAGAATACTAATATTATGAAAGGATTGAATGGTGGATTCCATGGGAGACTTTATTTATTTAGATATGATTCGAGCGCTTTAATCGGAAGCACTATTCATTCAATTTATGAAAGAGAAAGGAAGGCGATTGATGAATATATAAATAATAATCCATTAAATAATGATATTATACCATGTTAAAATAAAAAATAATCTTTGTAAATTTTAGTAGAAATGAATTTTAATATTCCAAATGGTTCCGGAGCATCAGCAAATGCGGCAGCGAGTGTTCCAAATGCTGGTGTAGGAAATATGGGTGCTTCTTCATCTATGAATACGGGCTCAAACAGTGTTTTTAATAAACAGTTAGGATATATTCTTCTTGCGATTTTAGCAATTGCTATTATTGTTATTGTTATCGTAGTTATTGTAAATCGAAATCGGAATAGAAATAATCAGAATATTATTATTGATACTCCTGTAAATGCTTTTGGAATGAGAAACAACAATTTCACAATTAGGAATAGTGAATTAGGTCTTGAATTTTCATATAGTGTTTGGATTTATATTCAGGACTGGACACATGGATGGAAGAATATTTTTGTGAAGGGGTCTGGAAGCCCCGGTTCGTCTTCTTCTGGACAACCGGCGGCGTCATCACAATTAAGAGCCCCTGGATTGTGGTTATATCCGGACACGAATTCTCTTCACGCTCGTATTAATACATATGCTTCTCCAAATGAGGGTTGTGATATTAAGAATATTCCATTACAGAAGTGGGTTCATATCGGATATGTATTAAATAATAGGACAGTTGATATGTATATAGATGGAAAATTAGAGAGGAGTTGCGTTTTGAGGGGTGTTCCTAAGCTGAATGATAGTGATTTAATTGTTTGCGATAATAATGGTTTCTTTGGTAAGATTAGCAATCTTGTTTATTACAGATATGCGCTTAAACCGGAGGATATCCATAATATTTATTCAAATGGGCCCTACTAAAATTATTCTGAGATATACAAATTTAGTAATAATTTTTATATCTATAAATAGTAATGAATATGAATAATGGTGCGATGGCGAACACATCGGCAATTTCGAACATGGGTAAATTTTTTACATCGAACTATTTAATTACGCTTCTTCTTATACTTGTAATCGTAATTATTTTGATTTATCTGTTTGTTCGTTTAGGATATAGTGTTAGAAATTATCAGAGTGATTCCCCTTTTATTATAGAGGAGACGATTCAGGGGACAAACGCAATGCACTTTCCGGCATCGAGACTATTGCGCTCTTACGACCAACCATTAGGGCTCGAATTTAGTTATTCATTCTGGATATATTTAGATGAAAATACATTCAATAACTCAGGAAAGTGGCATCACGTCTTTCATAAGGGAAACAGTAGCGCGAATCCATTACAAGCCCCGGGTGTGTGGATTTATCCAAATGAAAACAAGATGCTCATCAATATGAATACATACAATAAGATTAAGAATTCGTGTGATATTAGCAATATCCCGATGAACAAGTGGGTTTGTATTTCGATTGTTGTTATTGAGAATAAGCTGGATGTTTATGTAAATGCGAACTTGAAGAAGCGGTTCGATTTAGGTGGTATTCCTAAGCAGAATTATGGGGATATATATGTAGCTAAATGGGGTGGATTCAGCGGGTTTCTGAGCAGATTTCGTTATTACGCATATGCTCTTCCATTTTATGCGATTGAGAAGATATATAACGATGGACCGAGCGATGCTCCATGCGTTAGCACAGGTGTGAAGCCTCCAAACTTGTCTCCTGAGTATTGGATGACCACTGGATTCCCTAACACACAAGTAAATGTGTAAATTTGAAAAAATTGATTCTATAGTAATTTGTAATAATATATATTTATATGAAAATATAAATATACTCGTAATTATTCACATTTTCGAGGAACATATTTTTGGAAAGAGCTTATTGTTGAAGAGTATTGATTATATATTTACCAAGATGATACGCAAATTTACAGGAAACTGCGTTTCCAATTTGCATAATAACATCTTTATTTGAACCTTCCAGTTTATATTCATCTGGAAAACTTTGAATGCGCTTTAATTCTTTAACTGTTAATCTTCTTATTTCATTTTCATTATACTTTAGAAGACAATCATATCCGTCTTTCCAGTATCGCGCAGAAATTGTATATGAAGGCTTATCAAAATCCAGCATTTGCGCTCCAAATCCGTGTCCATTTTATTTACTTGTTTTTTTCTTATTTTTAATTCCTAATATAGCCTTTTCACTCAAATAATATTTTTTGTCAATTTGTTCTTTTGGTTCTAAAATTGTTTTAACAGGAATTCGGTCTTCAACTGATTTTATTACTTTTTCTGGCTCAGTTGGATAAATTCCCAAATCTTTTCTGATTCCGATTATAATTGTTCGTCTCCGATTTTGAGGAACTTCGAAATCACTCGCGTATAATTTTGTGATTATACAATTATAATTTCTCCCAAGGTGTTCCATTATAATATCAATAATATTTTCATTCGACTCCGTTTTTTTAGAAAGAATTCCAATTACATTTTCCATAATAAAAGCTTTTGGTTCAAAATAATCGAGATATTTGACATATTCCATGAATAATGTATTTCATGGGTCATTCTTATCTCTTTTACCAGCTATACTGAATGATGTGCATGGAGGTCCTCCAACAAAAATATCAACTGATTTTTTATCTGTATTATATAATTCATCAAATTGTTCCGGTGGAAAAACAGTTAAATCATGACAATAAGCTTTATGTTCATAATTCCGATTATAATTTTCAACGGCTTTGTCCCATATGTCAATACCAGCGATAACATTTAGACCAGCAGTTGTCATTCCGCTACTTAAAACCGTATAAAACCGTATAATCAGATTAAAAAATTGGATGTAGTAGATGGGTCATGGAATCATCCTCATTCTCTCTGGATATTACGATTTTGTTTTTTTTGGTCTTTAATGACGTAAGCGGATACGCCATGCCTTAATAGATTTCTCTATAAAGACACGATTTTTATGATGATAAACTTTTTAACATTATATTTCGAGCTCCATTATAATCTCTATCCATCGTTATTTTACATTTATTACAGTTAAATATTTTACTTCCTCCAAGGTTTTCATTTTTACAACCGCAAATACTACATGTTTTTGAGGTATACCATTCGTCTTGGATTCTTAAACTATTTTCTCTTATTTTACATTTATATTGTAATCTCTGTAAAAATTTGTAAAATGATAA